ATAGAGTAGATATATGATATCTACTCTATTATATACAAATACTCTACTCTCTATACATTTTTAGGGATAATATTATCAATGAAAGAATACTTCTTATCCAATTCTTCTCTTAACACATCTAAAGGGTCTAAATTATCACTCAATAGCATATCTAAATTAGATTTAGAGAATCCACTCATTAATACCAACCCTTTTTCATTTTGTTGTAAAGGAATTGTATTATCATAAGAACCGACATTCCAAAAAACTAATTTAGGTAATTTATATCCTTCTTCTTCATAATGTCTTGATAATGTATCAAACAAAGATTCTCCATATCTACCCATAGCATAATCAAATTGCATATCTGAAACAACTAGAACTGTTTTAGGTAAATCCTCTTGTTTCATTTCATTTTTTATAGCAGTCTCTAGAATTAAGTGAAAAACACTTTCAACATCTGTATTACTACAATCAATATACTTATTCCTTAACTCACTTAACTTATCATGTAATGTATCAAAACTAGATAAATCAACAAATCTAGGTCTTGAACTGAATGTAATAAACTTATTCTTAAACTCTTTAGATTTATTGTGTTGTGCAGTATATAATGTTAAAGAATCTCCAACATCCATCACAGATACTTTTGAAGATGTACTAACATTACATAACATAGACGAACTTCCATCACGTACAACTAGGATATCCTCATAACTACTAGGAACTTCTTGTGAATCCCATAATACCTCTAGTGTATCATCTAATGGTAATACGCTACTACCCCATCCATATGAATCAACATACTTACCAATAATATCATATAAATACATACTATTAGCATTGATTTTAGCATCACCATTTTTAACACTTTCTAAAAACGCATTTCTTCTATCTGAATCATGGTTTATAAAAGCATCTTTATAAATTAGATTTGCCTTAGATGGTACTTTTACATAATCAATATCTTCCCATTTATTCTTAGACATCTTACACTCAACAACATCTAAATGTTTACGTAACCTAGATAAATACTTCCTATATCCTTTAGAAGTCAATTTCAATTTACTTCTAAAAGCCTTAGCCATATCCCTTGTATTTTTAGATGAAGTGTTTTCAGATGGTAACCATTTTGCTAACAAAGAAATAGGTTTACCACTTTCGCAAGCTCTAATATCATCTAAGAATTGTGATTTTAAATACTCAAATACTAACTCTTTAGTCTTATCATTTGTTGTATTATACCAAACATACAACAAATCATCATACCTTCCGATATCCTCTAACTTTTTAGATAATACCAATTTCTCAAAAACTTCAAAAGCATTATCAGCTATATATTTTAAGATAATGCGATAAGATGAACGCTCACCCATACCACCACGAATATCCCTCAAATACATTAACCACTTTAATGCATAATTAGAATCCTCTTGTACTGCATCAGAGAACATCTTAATAATCTCTTCAATACAACCTTTATTACCATTATCCATGTAATTTACAGACAACTTGCGTAACTTAGGTACAGAGTTATTAATATCTACTAAATAACTTCCACTTGTAGCATAAGCTACTGCACCATTTTCAGTTAAAACTTTTTCATTATTCTTCAAGGCTTCCATAAAATTCATAATCAAATCTCCTTTTCTACTAATGAATATATACAGGTAATACAAAACCAACTCTTAACATTCTATCAGTAATAAGTTTAACATATTTAGTAAATATTTTACTTAAAGACCTAATGAATGTTAAGAAACCTTTTTCTTTCCCATAGTTTACCTCTAACATAGATAGTTGATAAGAATAGTACCCTAACAACTTATTATACATTTCATTGTAAGTTAAACCCTCTACAATGAAATTTTCAGGTAACATCATAATACTCTCAAAATCTTTTACATAAACACATGAACTTATCTCATCTAATATTAGATTGAAATTAGCTTCTGCACTTTCCAAGATATCATCAAAAGAGTATTTTTCAATATCATCATTTTCAATCAAAAAAATACCACCCCATAATATCCTAATCATATCAAAATTTACAACTATATCTGCATCAATTACCAGATTAGTGTTTTCATACAAGACCCGAACCAATCTAGTAAATTTGTAAATTATTTAATATGACCTTAACAGATATTATAGAGTGGTATTTATAATAATGAGAAACTCTAAACTCACTACCATACTTTCTTCGTTATACCAAAATATAGTTTGCTGTGTGGGTCTTATATATTTAAAAGGAGATTAAATTATGAACTAGACACTTTATACTTAGAATAAATTGAAGGCATTCTTGATTAATATATTGCTGTTAGTGTCTACTCTCCTAATAATTACAACTCATACTAGACTCGTTACTTTTTCCCACTAAGTATTAATTGCTGTCAGAGTCTAAAATTGTAGTTAAATTTTAATGAAAGACACCACACTTAGGAGTGTAATAATAGAGGTTGTTAAGCACACTATATTTTATGTGGTGTCTAACTATATTTATATATTACCACACAATATTATATAAATCAACACTAAATTACAAAAAATTATAAAACTTTACTACCTAACAGGTTTTCCATATCTTCCAACACTATTTTGAACACCTACTGCACTCTGTTGCTTTTTCTTAGCTAAAGCACCCTGAACTACTTTATATAAATTCAATAATGTAGCTTGTGTATAAGGAGTATCAACAAACATATTCTTAACCCACGTAGACATATAGCATTGAGCAATAATATTAAAATCACCTTTATATGTATCTACAAGTCTTTGTACATCACTATGTCTACACTCAAATCCACAATATGAACGTAAACTTTCATTCATAACAATAGACCAATCTGATTGAAGATTATCTTTAGGTATGCTTAGTAAATCATTAATAGTATTAAGTATAGTATCTTTTTTATTGTTATAAACTGCTATCAGATAATCACAGAACAATGTTATAGAAGATTTGATACTATCCTTAAAATCTTCCTCACCTAACAATAAATACTTATCTAGTAACATATGTGCATTACGCATATGTCCCCCAGACCTATCAGCTATTAACAACTTAATATCTTCTGAAAGATTTAAATCCCTTTCCTCAGATACTTTAGTTAAATTCTCTACAATCTCTTCTACAGGTACATCATTGAAATTAATCTCCAATGCCCTACTACGAATAGTCGGTAACAACTTTTGAGGGTCAGTAGTAGCAAGAATATAGATAGTCTTTCCCTTTGTCTCTTCAAACATTTTAAGCATAGCTGCCTGAGCCTGACTAGATACTGTGTGGCACTCGTCAAGTACAACAACTCTCCAATAATCACCATACTCTACAGTGAATATATCTCGCAACTCTTTAATCTTCTCCACATTACCAACAACTGTAGAGTCAAATTCATAATAAAATGGTGAATTTAACAAATCATAATTTTCATCCTTAATCCCATTTAACTCTCTACCAACAATTCTAGAAGAGGTTGTATTATGATTTATAATACCATTAGCAACGAATGAGTGTATATTTTCAACAGTTAAATCATATACAATATCAACTATACCATTATCAACTATTTTAGAAACTTTTGAAAAATGATATTTACTTAGTAAATCTCTAAACTTTTCTACCTTACTATCTCTACTAAAGTCAATACTACAAATATCACCCTCATCTAATATATCATAAAAATGCTCTACATTCATTATCTTATTACGATAATTTTTTATGAAATTGAATGTATTCTTGATACTACGATATGCACTAAATGGTATATCACCTTTATAGTTATCAATGAAAACACTATTTATATATCTTGCAATATCTCTAGTATATAAATTGTTAGGTATACACTCATCACACCCTTTATCAACTATATCTCTGTACTGTGATAATAGTATTTTATTTTTTAAATTTAACTCCTCTAAAATAAAATACCTACTATCAGTCAATTCAATATATATTTCAGCGCGATTACCATATAAATTTTTAATTGAATTTATACACCCATACAATGATAATAGACTCTGAATATCTGTTGCTATACTCTTAGTGAGTTTAGTTATACTAAATGTACTAACACCAAGAAAATCAAATAAAGAACTTATGAATCCCTGTATATACTCTTTATTCGATGAAAACACATTTTCAGGTATAGTATCTATATTAAAACCACTATCAATAATAAAATCCTTAATACCATTACCTTGAATGATACCATCATTATAACAATCACTACATACAATACTACTAATATAATCATTAATATCACTATTATCAGTATGTACATTTATAATATCATCTAGACTCTTAACGTATCTTTTATTAATAAGTAAAGAAGATACTACACTACCACAAAAATATCCCTTATCAAACTCACTTACATTTTCATTAAAAAAAGAATACTCTTTTGTCTTATTAGAAAATAGTATCTCATCATTCTTAGGAATGGCAACATAATCATCATTACTTATTCTATCTAACCTTTTCCATGATAGCCCATCATTATCAAATACCCTAACTCTATGATTAGGTGTACCACTAATAGAAAATTCTTTGGAACTAACCTGTATAACCTTTTTATTCCCACCATAATAATGATGAGTTGCTAAATTACCACCTAACACACGAATATCACTATTAGAAATACTCATAAACCCATCATTATCATATGATGGGTTATCAACAATGTCCTCTATTTTCAAATACCCTTTATTTGTGTGGACTCTAGTACCTTTAGAAACACATTTACCAGTACCAAAACTACCACAAAACAACAACACCTTTGGTGCTTTTTCAGGATTCTTAATAATAGCTTTAATTAACTTCTTAGCCTCTTCCTGACCAGCCATATCATCTAATGTCTTAGGTCTCAACTCTTGACTTAACATAATAACTCCTAATAAACATCTTGAATTTTTATCATTTTAAAAAGTTGACAAAAATTAACATTTCTCATAATACCATCAACACAATCACCATCGTTATATTCTACATCTTTAATGTATCTTAAAATACCCATATAAAATACTATATCATTTGTTAGAATACAGTCCTTGAATAGACTTCCTTTTCTACATAAGCACATTAGACTCTCGTTCCTAACCCAAAACTTAGGTACTAAGAATTGAGAGTCAATGCCAACCAATTTAACGTAACAAAATCCTTTACCTACATCATTAAAAGTATCTATCTTATAGATATTACAGTAACCCATCAAACATTATACCTCTTATAAATATTATGCAAAGCCTCGTTGCTACCTTCCTCTAAAGTCTTTACATATTCTTTAGCCTTACTCATAGCCTCACTCTCACTAAACTCACCTTTTAATTTATTAAACTCACATCTATAAATACAATCTAATAACTTTTTATGCAAGCACTCAGCAACAACCTCTCCTGCACTGCTATCCCACTTAAAAGCATTGTTACAAAAAGCTCTAGCTGAACGAATAGTTTCATTATCTAACATATCACAATTATTAATATCAGCTACATGACCTTTTGACATTCTGTTAAATTCACCATAGATATCCATAATAAAATCTCCTTTATAAAATCTAAAATTAAAAATGTAACTTGAAAACATAATTAGTAGTGTAGATTAATAGTCTTTCCATCATCCTCATAATGAAGATATACAGGGTCTCCATCTTTCTTACCACTATCTTCTTTCTTTAATTTAGGGTATTTTGTTTTAAATGAATTAAATGTATACCCACCATTATAATGAAAGTGTACAGTTTCAGCAAAAGCACTTCCAATACCAAAAACAAAAGCACCTAATAAAGATAGAATAATTAATTTTTTCATTTTTCTTCTCCTTTATCACTATCACTACACCATCATTATAACATACCGATATTATATTGTAAAGTTTTGTTAAGTTATAAATTGATAAAAAATTAGGGCAGTGATTTTAAACACTGCCCTAATAACACTATGCTTTTAGATTAGTACCATAAGCATCACGATACATACCATCAACATTTTTTGTATTGACATTCACTCGTTCTACTTTATGAATTTCATTATCAGAACCACTCTCATGCTTGATAACAAATCTTTGTGCATCCTCAACATCTTTTAATTCAGGTTTAAACTCTTTAATAGCTTTAACCATATTAGCATCCATTACTGCACCATTTTGTAAAGCACGATATAAAGCAGTTGCGAACTCATAACGAGTCATAGCTTTATCACCTTTAAAAGTACCATCTGGATAACCAACTAAATATCCTTTATCGGATAAGTCTTTAACAAAGTCATATGCCCAATGCCCTTTAGGTACATCAGGGAACACTACATCATAGTCAGTTCCATTAGTATGATTTAAACTCTTTACAAGATTATCATATTTTTGAGCCAATGCTTCATATTTTTTAGCTAAATCTTGAACATCTTTAGCCACAGCTACATTAGAATTAGTAACTTGCTTATATGACTTACCTACACGGAATGTAGCACCAGCATTAATCATATTATCTCCAGTACCAAACGTAGCACCTAGAGATAATATTATATTTTCATTAGGGTGTGCGAACACACCAACTGCGACAGCATTAGAACCCTTATAGTTACCATAACCTACGGAATATTCAACTTTTTCATTAGGATTAAAAGATAATGGGTGCAAGGCACTCAAAGCGGCGGCATTAGCACCTACACGAGCAACCTGTTTATCTGTATAGTTATTAGCTTTTACAGAAATACTATCACCAACATTACTAATCGTATCCTTCAACTGTTTAACATTAACAACATCTGTATCTTTAGTACCTGCTTTGACATCATGAATTTGTTGTCCACCAGCACTAATATCTGTAGTAGTAAAACGAATAGTAGCATTATCATCAGATACTTGCATACCCTCATTATTGAATGTAGCCTGTGTTAGTGTATCAGTATTTTCAATCTGAATACCTGTAGGTTTAATATTAATATGCTCACTACCATTAAAGAAATAAGCACCATCTTTATTAATACCAGCATGAGTATTATCTGTAACTTTACCAAACTCAACAGCATCCATATCTTTTAATGTTTTATTAACATTAACTTTATACTCTTTTCTTCCAAAGTCATTGTCTTTAGATGTAACAGTTGTATTAACGCCATCAACTACAGTATTATACTTTTGAGCTTCGAGAGCTACATCATATAACTGAGAACCATTAACAGCATCAGTAGAAGTATAGGAAACTCTACCAGCAGAAACATTTTGTAACTGTCTTGTGTACTCTGTAACACCACCAGCACCAGCTCGACCATGTGTACCAAAAGACACTACACTATCAGGTGTGGAACCTGCAAAGTTAGAGTTTGAGAAACGAATATCTGTAGCATTATCTTTTACAGTAGATGTACCTACAGCTAACTCAGTAACACTATTAGTACCAATGGCAACCCCATTCTGTACATCAGCAATAGTGTTATTACCTAATGCTAAAGCATCAATCTCTGTAGCACTAGCATGTGTACCGAAAGCTACTGCACCCTGACCCTTAGTTTGAGAATTAGAACCAAAGATTAACTGCTCTTTAGAGCTATCTAATACTTTGTTATTATATCCAACAACAGCTGTCTGACCAGCACTAACAGTACCATTATTAGCGCCAACAACCACAGAATCAGCACCTGTAACATTATTTGTTCTACCGAGAACTATGGAACTTTCACCACTAACATAGGCACCATTACCAATCGCAATAGTATCATAGGCATTAGTTCTTGCTTGACTACCAATAGCCACAGTATACTCAACTAATGCTTCAGCACTAGAACCAAATGCAAAAGTGTCTCGTCCAACTGCCTTAGATTTATCACCACCAACAAAAGAATTTTCCCCGTTGTTGATGTTACCTTGACCGAATGTCAAAGAGTTAGGCATTTTAGTAACATTTGTATCACCTAATGTCATAGAACTTGTTGCAGTTGCCTCAGCTACATTGTTACTGCCAATCACAGAACCATAATCACCATTAGATACATTATTGTATCCTGTGTTTGAACCACTAGCAAAAGCACAACTAGAAATTGATGCTACAATAGCAGTTGTTAATAATACCTTGTTGTTCATTTTCATAATTCACATCTCCTTATACTAAATTAAAAATGTTAGGTATAAGGAACATTACTATATATGTTGTGCGTTGTTAAGCTTACAACACTACCCTAATGAAATTGTAAACTTATGTAATGTTCCTTATGTACCAATAATAACACACACTCTATATTTTGTAAATACTAAAAACTAAAAATACACAAAAAAAGTGAGTAATTTTTGAAATTACTCACCATACACTTACGAATTTATATTATTTTTAATACTGTAGATTTTATTATAAATATACTTTATATCATCTTCAATAACATCAATATTATGTAATACTCTATTATTCTTCTCAAAGACGATACACTTTTTTATAACATCATAATACATATAGATAGTATTAAACTCATGATACCTAACAATAATTAAATCTTTTTTGTACCCACCTAAAGTATAAGGAATGTACTCAATAATAAAAGAACCATACATATCATCAGTAAAAGAGTAAATCTCCCTTGACTCTGAATCAACTACACTGCTACAAACACAATCACAATGAATAAATCTCAATAAAGTGTTGTGTAAATCAGCTATATCCGAATCAATCAATACCATCACCTACTTTATAATACTCTTTAACTTTACTAATATTTTCAGTACCTATTGTACCAATCATATCATTGAACCTTTTAACAGCTAGATAGTCATAAAACCTATATGTATCACTATCAAAAGAATGATTAATATACTCCACATCATTATTCCTAGATATAGAATATACATCTTCATTATATAAGCATATATGTTTCTTATCCACTACCTCATATGTATGAAAATGTCCAAAAAACCACTTGAATGACTTTCCACTAAGATATTCCTCTACACCATCTAGAATATCTCTAGCCTTACACCTATCACCAAAAGGTTTAATTGTTTTCATATCATTTAATACCACATTACTGCAAGTATGTGTTAGTACATAATCTATATTCTTACCACTATCTAAAGACTTTTCCAACCTATCAATATCTTCCCTATCAGGCAACTCTTCATTCCAATATGTACTACCTAATACACGATACTCTTTATCTACAGATGTTGCCCCACCAAAACATAAGAAATTATGTCCTTCAATTCTATAGATATTCCCTCTAATTAAATGAAAACACCTATCTGCCAACTTATGAACTCTATTTCCCCATTTAGTACATACTTCTTGTTTATTCAAATAATCAAAATTCTCATGATTACCATCTATAAAAGCAATATTATAATTTAATCTACTTATATACTCTAATGACTCCCTTTGTTGCTCAGTATCACTAAACATGACACCAAAATCTCCAAGTATGATTACTGTGTCATTATATTTAATATTAATACCACTCTTCTTTAAATTCTCTTTCATTATCTGTGTGATATCACCATGAATATCACCGATAAGATATATCATACAAACCTCACTTCAACAATCTAAATGTTCTTTCAATCTCTCTTAATGTTTTAATCTTATAGTATTCTTCTTTATCTAGATGATAAAAATAGTAGTTAAGATGGTTGAAATAAGACCATAAGCATAATGCTATTACAAACACTAAACACTCTACTACACCAGCATCCTGAAACTTGTTATAAAAACCTATAATTAGTAAACTCATGAAAGATAAATCGACTATCATACAAAAAATAAACTTCAATCGTATCTTAAACATAACTAATCACCCACACCATATCCATCACAGTCCCACAAATACTCGGAATAAGATTCGTATTTCTTACTTGTGCTTCTATCTTTACCCTTATACACATCAACATAACCTACACTACAACTATCACTATTGTAGAAGTTACCTTTAAAGTAGAGATTGTATTTCTTACTCAACTTAATTAGATATGGAACATTTAATCCCCAAGCCCACTCCATACCAAACACAGCAATATACTCACTATCAGATGATTTAACAACATCACTATTGGTAAATGAAAATAGTACTTTGTTCTCTACACCCTTTAATACATACACATTATTAAAAGTACCACTATCATACCCATAAGAAATTGCCACATACCCATCATCACTATATAATGACACACCTTTGTCAACTTCATGAGATAGTTTTTGATTATTGTACACCTTCATATTAATTACATCATTTAAAAACGTATTGATATCATCATACGAACCCTTAACTTTCATATACCCTCTATACCAACTTGACATAATCTCACCATCCTTTGTATTGTAAACCTGTCATAACCTCGTAAATATAGTATACACCAAAATGACTATTATATACAAAAAATTGAGGTAATTCCCTATATGAAAATACCTCAATCTATGTATAACTATACAGATAATTGTAAACCTAGAACATATCTAGG